TTTGATGTTGTCATTATTTAAATATACTACACTTTGTGTTATTTGTCAATCACTTATACAAAGACTATGAAAAAAGTCGGTTCCAGGATGGGTTGACTTTTGTTTGTTTATCCGTATAATGAGGGTGTTGCCTCTTTGATAAAGATTCTCCAGATTAGTGGAGTGTTTTCCTAGTATCTCTAAACTCGTCCCACAATTCATTAAATTCATCATTCTCATCTTTACTTAATTCTTCAGGTATATATTCACCTCGTTTAGGCAAATCCATTCTTTCATATTTTAAAGCAACATCTAAATAACTTTTGGTCATTTCTTCTGTAGCATTTGTTATAGTCATAATTTTATCTTTAGGTATAGACACTACTTTATCATTTGTATAAGCAACCCATTTAATTAATGCGATATAATCTTTTAGGCCTTTTGGTGTTAATTGTGAAACGTATTTAATTTGTAACGGCCTATCAATACGTAATAAAGTAGATTTCTCTGGTAACTGATCTTTAGACAGACTACAAACAATGTCATCTCCGTTAACTAGTTTTATTATTCTTATCTGTTCCATTGTTTAATTCTATGTTGTGTATTTCGTAGTTAAAGTTTTCACTTGTGTATATATTTATTCTTTCTCTAAAGTGTTGTAGAGTATAGTTCTCTTTGCCATTGTAACTTAAATCATCTGATATGTCATATAAAGTAGCGGCCGAATTATTATCTTTCAAACGAAGGCCACGACCAATAGATTGCAAATTACGAATACGAGATTTTGACGGCGATGCAAAAACTATGTTATGTAAATTTCTTATATTAATACCAGTACTAAACGTTCCGTAACTGGCGATTATAATTGCGTTATCTGATTTCTCAGTTATAAATCGTATCTTTTCTCTTTCTTCGGCTTCTACACCACCATAAACGAAAAATATTTTTCTATCTTCAGCTTTATTCTCTATGAGTTGTTTTAATATAACACCGTGTTTTTCTACATATTGAAATAGTACTAAAGAATTACCTTGTAAACTTAAACACAGATTACGAATATATTTGTTTCTCTTTTCATTAGACACTAGAAAATCCATTTCTTCTTGGTAACTTTTATCTTTTAAAAAGTGTTTAGAATTTTTATCGTGTTGAAGTATTAAACATATAATTTTTAAATCGGCCAGTTGTTTCTTTTCTTGTAATTCAGAAGTTGATGTAACCTTATTAACAACACCAAACAGGCCTTCTAAAACCAATTTGTTTGTCTTAGTACCATCTAAAGTACCTGTAAGACCTATTCTATATTTACAATCTTCAAGTTTAGTCATTATCTTACTTAAAGAAACGGCCTTAAATAAATGACATTCATCACCAATAACCATACCAAAAGATTTGAACCATTTTTTAGGCAAATTATAGATTGATTGCCAAGTAGATATGATTACATTCTTATTTGTTTCTTTCTCGTGACCTTGGTAAATTTTGTGTACGTGTTTATCAGGATTCCAACCATAATCTTCAAAATCTTTATATAACTGTTCAACCAAAGAAGTAGTAGGAACAATAATCAATATTTTATTATTTGTTTTTTCTTTTAATCTTAATAGATTAAATCTTACTAATAGATAAACTATTAAAGACTTACCAGAGGCCGTAGGCGATAACAATAAACAACGATTCTTTTGTAGAGAGTGAATAAAGGCTTGTTTCTGATAATCTCTTAACTCCATTGGCACTTTTAACTTAGTTATAAATTTATTTACTAATGTTTCATCTACAGATATATCTTTTATCTTTGTACCATCAACAACTTGTATTTTATTATCTTCACACCATTTAACAATATAAGGATATAAACCGGCATAAATCTGGCCAGTTGCATAAGAAAACAATCTTATCTTACCGTCCCAAACTCTATTTCTAAACTGAGGAGTAAATCTATAACCAGGAACTTCAAAAGTAAAATACTCACCTAAATCTCTACGTATAGAATCATCAGCTTCTATTTTAAGATATACTTCGTTTTTCTTATCTATGATAATATATTTGGTAAGTGTCATACGTATTAAATAAATTGGGGGCCTACCGACCAACCTACTAATACTTTTCTTGTTCCACTTGTGACAGGATTTACTTTATGCCAAACAAAAGATGGAAATGATATAACTGTTCCTAATGTAAACTTATCGTTAAACTTAGTATTAATATGTTTTTCTGGTTTTGGATTTGGTTTAGATATTTCAAATTCGCCTCCTTCATAATCTTCATTTAAACATAATGTAAAACTTATTTTTCTTATGTAACCATTAGGATATGGTTTACTGTGACTATCTATATGCCAATCATAATGGTCATTTGTTTCATAAACTGTATATTGCAGTGGTTCAAATTCTTTTAAAACAAAATTCCATTTGGCCTTTTTATTATGATCTAAAATAATTTCGTTTATATCTTTATTTAATTTATCATTTGTTAACCAAGTAATTTTTGATTTTCTGTTTATATCTAAACCATCTTGTACTTTGGCCATATGAAGTTTAGATGTTTCGGCTTGAGAAATAATTTCATCACAGTATTTTCTATCAAAATATCCATTAGAAATACAATGATTATTTTCTAAGTACATTATACAGCACCACTTGTAAATCTACGCCACTCTATGGCATTTTTTATAGTGTATGTTCTGTTAACGACAACTCGTAATGTTCTATCTAAAAAATCCACAACTGTAATTAAATAGGCCACTTTTTGTGACAACTTTTGTATATCAACATCTGCTTCTAAATATTTGTCAATATCAGTTCGCATAATTTTTAAATCAAAAGGTTTGGCCTGATAAACACTAGGGTCGGCCTTACCAGTATAATATTCCCACTTATCACGTTTAATAGTTCTTAATTCATCTTCTGTACGTGTAAGAAGTAATTTAAACTTAGTATAATGTTTCATATACTTGTTATGTAATTGTGGAGTTTTTAATGATTCTAAATCTAATTCAGTATCATTAATTTTAAGGTCTTTGTCTGCTTCTAATTGTAATTGTTCTAAATCCATAATATAATTATATCACAAAACTATTTAAAAATCAAGTCTAGGTGGTAATCTTAGTTGTCGTTGATGCATTTATATTTGCAAAATTGTATATACTATATTTAAAAACAACGTCAACCGTTAGATAATTAACATCTGTGGCCTGTTGATTGTACTGTAATCCTCCTAAACTAATAGGAAATAAATCTTTAAATCTTACTTCTACCACAGGATTGTTCTTGTTTGTAAGTACCAATAGGGTTGCGTCGGACAATGCGGCCCCTTGTGATGGAGCAGGGTACCTTATTTTTCCTATCTCATTACTAACAGAAGATTTACTTGTTGGAAATCTATCTTTACCTGCTTCTAATAATGTGTTATAATCTGAATATCCATCAGGAAATCCTAGTCCAACCAACCAACCGTGAATTTCTTGGTAGTTTTCTAAATTCTCATCTATGATAAATGTCATTTGCAAATCTTGATATTTAAGTTTTTCACCAGGATGAGGTATATCTTTTAAAGGTGTTTGTTGTTCTACGTAGTTAATACTGATACCAGGAATATTAATAGCTGTGCAAAAGTATTCTACTTTTGGTAACTTAATAATATTAAATTTAAATTGTGTAGGACTAGCATAGTCCAATTTTGTAGGTTGTCTTGAATATGAGTTTGTAACTGTCATATTAATATTTAGGCATAAAAAAAGGAGGGTTTTTTAGGCCCTCCTTTTTAATCATTTGTTCAAAGAACAAACTGATATTACATCAAGTTAATAACTTGAACTTTTCTGTAGTATCTGTTTGCGTTAGCAGAACCAGCACCATTGATAGCTGCGTTAGCGTCTGATGCGCCAGCTTCAGCAAATGGATTTGCTTGGATTCCGTAACGTGTTTTGAAACCAATTTTTGGTTGGAACGAGTCTTGACCAACAGCTCTCACCATTTGTAGTGGAACGTATGGACAATAGAATATTCCGGCATCATACTGTGATGTACCTTTATATCCTACAACGAAGAATTGTTTAGCTGTATTTGCATTTGCAGAATACGGATCGATATAAACTTTATATCTACCATTTAATATTCCAGCAAAAGTGTTACCAGTGTCATCAACATTTAAATTGTTGTTTAACGCTGGAGTGTAATCTAATACACCAGCCATTTGTAGAGCAGACGCAACATCTGAAGAAGTTATCAGAATGTTACCTTTTCCTCTACGTGTTCTTTGTGCGATTGTGTTTGCTTCTCTTTCAACTTGGAACATAAGACCTTTGAATCTCTCAACAGACCATCTTCCGTTTGAGTCAGTATCTAAGTCAAATATACCAGACGTTGTAGTACCAGCAACAGCACCTTTTTCTGAATTGATGTAAATAGTTCTTACAACTTCTCTATTGATTTCCGCAAGGATTTCAGCAGATAGAATGTTTGCAAGTTCTGTTTCAGCATCTAAACCGTGGATTGCTTTTAAGTCTTGAGCAAGTTCCATAGTGTATTCAGCTTTAAGCGCTCTAGATTTAGCAGTTACAGTCGATTTCTCGATTGAAAATGCCATTTCAGCAAAGCTATTAGCAGAAGAATCACCTAGTGCTTCAGCAGCAGCAGTTGACATTCCTGTACCAGTTGTATAAGTGCCAGCAGGGCTGTCATTTAACAATGCAGGATTTGTTCCTGAATCAGCAGTAGTTGAAAAACCACCTGTAGCTGAACCAGCTTTGTTTCTTCCAGAGTAATCAGTATCAGCAGCATCAAATAATGCTTCTGCGCTTGACGCCTGTGATTGATATTTTGCTCTCATAGCGAAGATCAGTCCAGTTGGACCAGTCATTGGCTGTACGCCAGCTATGTCGTATGCAATAAGATTTGGCATTGCTCTTCTTACTAAAGAAATTAGGATTGGATCCCAATTTTGTATTGAAGATGCATCAGTGCTGTTCATTGGAGCAGCTTCTGACATAAATGCTCTATCTTCTCTTAGTGCTCTCTCTTGGTTTTCCAAGATAACAGCAGTAACCGCTCTTTTATAACTATCCGTAACTTTTGGGAGTTCTGGATGTTCAAGGACCGGTGCCCACTTTTTAACTAATTGTTCAGATAAGTACATATCTTTTTTATTCTCCCTTTATTTTTTAAGACCCAATTTAATGGTATCTTTTGTTTTTGTGATAGCGGCCGTGTAAGCAGTCATAGCGTTTGACAAATCTACGTGAGTAGTTTCGCCTTCGGCAACGTTATCTATTTCACTTTTAGATGAAATCTCTTTTGTTGAAAAGTAAGACTCTTTAATAGTCGATACTTTTTTCTTAAACTCATCAGCATTAGAATACTCAATTTCTTCAGCTAACTTGTTAAACTTTTCTTTATTAGTATCTGTCAAGTCTTTAGATACAGCATCTACTATATCTTGTCTTGTCAATTTACCAATTTCAGAATTTAATTTAACATTGTTCTCAATTTGCTCGTTCAATTTCTTGTTAAGCTCTTCGATTTTTGAAGCTTGATCTTCTAACACGTCATATTTTTCGTCTGGTACGTTTATGTAATGATCTTCAAATAATTTTTTAAGACCAGTAATAAAGTCCTCAGCGATTTCACCTTTGATACCTCGCTCAACAGCAAGTTCGTTTGATTTCATCCATTCCTCAACAACGTAGTTTAGGTATGAATCTACTTTTTCAACGAGTTCTGCTTTTGTAGCATCAATATTTTCTTTAAGTTTTTTAGCGTAACCATCTTCGATTTTTTGTTTTTCTACTTTCAATTTTGATTTGATAGCAGCTTCAAAAATAGTTGCAGCTTTTGCTTTAAATTCTTCAGTTAATTTTTCATCTCCGATTAATGCTTTCACATCATCAGAAACGTCAATAACTTCTTCTTTTTCAGCTTCTTCCACTTTTAACGTTTCGCCTGGAGTTGCAACTTTAGTAACACCAGCTTCTGTGTCTGGTTTTTTACTAGCGTCAACATCTGCAGCTTTTGCGTTTTGTGCGTCAGAAACTTTTTTGTTATTTTTTGTAGCGTCAGGATTGCTGTCAGTTGCTTTCACAACCGCTGCCCCTAAATCTTGTGCTTCGTTAGAAAGCTTTGTAGGTTCAGCTGCTACAGCATTCTTCTTTGGAGCATCAGCAACAGTTTCTTGTTCAACTATTGTTTCTGCTTTGACTTCTACTTGTTTTTCTGTAGCCATTTGAGAAATCTCCTTTATATTAATTGCAATTAAAATATCTCTCTTTTAATAATGATATTTATAATTTGTTGATTTTCTATTATAATTTACTTAAAAAATCCTTGAATACACTAGCCTTTTTCTCTGCTAAATCAAGTCTTTTTGTCTTAATTAATTCTTGTTTCCAAGATTCTACATCTTGTTCTATAAGAATACCGTTGTTCCATACCCATTCTTTAGTTTCCATAATACCTTGTACGAAGGCCTCCGGAGCAGATGGGTCTGCCACAATGTCAGCGGCCGTTGCTAAGTAAAAATCTTCTCCTACAAAGTTTTGACCGTTTTTCTGTACTAAGGAACCCATACCTCTTGATGACACGCCTAGTTTAGCGCCTTCATCTATAAGACTTTTTACGATCTTACCGTATGGAGTGTCCATAATTTTTGCTTCACCTATGAAATTTTTTCCTTCTGGATACAACTTCTTAATCATATGTGATACTCTTTCTAAGTTCACAGTTGGTCCTTCTGGATGGCCTAGTTCGCCGAATGCTCTATTTTGATTGATAAATTCTTTGTTATATCTTTTGACTTCTTTCATTAAAACGCCGCTTGGATAAACTCTACCATTACGGTTCTTAATGTCTGCTTGTAAAAATATACCCTTAATTGAGTAATTTTTCTTACCGTCTTTTTCTTCTACGATATACGTAGCGTCGTTTATTTCTTCTCTTATAAGTTTCATAGTTCTCTCTCTTACTATTTATAATTATCTAAACTCTATTACCAAAGAATAGTTATCTCCGTTTGCAAAGTTTTTAGTTGATAATAATACATCACCTGTTGGTGTGGTTGCATTATTTGGTATCTCATTACCAGCTGTTCTGAAATCAAAAAATCCTTGACCTGAAAGTAACAATGCTGTAGCATCAGTTACACCGTCCCATTTCAATTCAACTGCTGATTTAGTGTTAGCTGTATTTACTGAATAATAAATTTTACTAATTTTTCTGTTACCATCTTCAGTCATAAAAGTAGTTGTTGAAGCATCTACTTTTAATACATCTGTTTCTCCAGTACCATCAGATAAATTTGTTAATTTAACCACAAATTTTACGCCTGATGTATCAGTTATTATTTGTGTTGTAACTACGTCTGCCATTAGTTTGTAAATCCTGTTTCTTTGTGACACTCTATAACAAGATTATAACTTGTTACATTATCGTCACTTGTTAATAAAATATCACCACTTCCTGTTGACACACTTTTTTTCTTTGGTTCACCAGGTTTTAAACCATAATTACCATTACCACTTATTTCTAAAATTGATTCTTCTGAATCAAAATTAAAATTTATTTTTCCACTACCTTCAACTTCATAATAAACATTTGCTATAGATACTTTTGGTTCACTTGTTGCATTTAATAATTCAGAAGCATCTAATAATAATTGTTCTGTTTCGTTACCTACACCACTAGCTTTTATTATAGTTTTAAAACTATCATCTACCAATGTCGTAGTTGATATAGTCATAATGTAAATTATGCGTTCTCAGCAAACCCTATTTTTTGTAGAGTTAATAAAATATATCCTGAAGCACTTGTTGAAACGGCCTCAATATCACCGCCTGTAGCACCTGCGTTTGTAGCTGTATTTTTAATTACAGCACCGTAATAAGTATTTGAACCTGCAATGTCAATTGCGTTCACATCGCTAGATGAACCTTTAAATTGTAATT